AGGCACCAGAGCAAAAGAGAAAACAGCCTTGACCGTATTGAAGAAAAAAAAGAATCAATTAATGAGTTTAACTCTGTTATCCAAAGCTACAAATCATTGTATGAAGGCATCCGCATGGAGCTGGATGACCACCTGAAAGAAAAGCGTGAAATGAGAGAGGAATTAAACCATTTAATAAAACTTGAACAGGAATGCAAAGAAAGTTTATCCCAATTGAAAAGTCAGAATTTGCAAATAAAAGAGCAGTATGAACAAATAAAAATTCTGTTACAAAATAAAAAGTAATCAATTAATAATAATAATTTAAACAAAAACAAAATGAACAAATTAATCGACAAAGACCTTCAGGAGATAATTGATCTCGTTGCTGAAGGAGTGCAAGTAAGCATTAAACAATTTGCTGACGGATGGCAGATAACAGATTTATTTCCGTTTATCCCGGTGCTTTCTAAAATCCCGGAAGCCATTAAAGATGCACAAAACGCCCTTAATTATCTTGGTGACATGAATGAAGAAAAGGAAACCGAAATCGTTGATGGAGTTATTGCAAAGTTAAATGATGCATCTGATGATGTGAAGGAAGGCGCACGTAGAATTTTGAGGGCGCTTGCTGAAATTTATATGACAGCAAAATTCTTTTCAAAATTAAAGAAACCGGCAACAGATACCGGCAAACCATAATCTTTTTATCGGGGAAAGCGAAATGCTATCAGGAGCCCGTAAGCCGCTGACAGTATTTTTATCCAAAGTAAAAAGGCGGCTCATCAAAAAGCCGAACGCACATGATATTGAATCGTGGATTATTTTCTTTTTAGTAATTGCAATTTTAATAGTAGCTGAAAAAATATTTATATGAAAATCTTCACAGAAATATTTCAACTTATAAAAGACAAGCCCAATCAACTAACTGTTGGGAGCTGGGACATGCGTTCTATGGACAATGACGATAGAAAGGAGCTTTACGGCTGGACTCCAGATTATGACGAGGAGTCAGCATACACAAAAGAGATCAACGGCAAGTTTTACAAAATAGTAATAACGAGTATTAATACGGATTAAAAAATTATGGCAAAATACAGAAAAAAACCAGTTGTGATTGAAGCAATTCAATACGATGGAAATTTTATTCCAGTTAAAGAATTTACAGAACTTCAAGCCTATAAAAATGGAGGGAAAGATGATTTTGTTTTTATTCCAACGTTAGAGGGGGTAATGATTGCTTCAACTGGCGACTGGATTATTAAGGGAGTAAACGGTGAATTTTACCCGTGTAAGCCTGATATTTTTGAAAAGTCTTATGAGTTGGTAGAATGAAAATTTTTTGTTACCTCCCGGACTTTGATAATACAGTTCCTTCTTACGTTTTAAATTCTAAAGTTGACGGAATCAGCTTCCCCATTCCTGCCTCATCTTTATTCGGAGTTGGAGGAAATTTCAACCCCGTCACAAACCTGAAAAATATTATTAAGCAAATCGGGAAAGCAGGAAAGAAATGTACTCCTGCTGTAGTGTTTGGGAATAGCTGCGGGAACGCAATTTGGGATAATTTTCAGAGCATACAATTTACCCGCAAACACCATCAGGATGCAGGCAATGATTCTTTACCTATCGAAGCTCCCGTACCATATTATAACGTACTGGAAAGCGGAGTAACCACATACCCCTATTATAACAAGGTGCGCGACACAATGATGTATCTTGCAATTGAACTTAGAAAGGATGCTGAATGTTGGGATGCAATCGAAAACTTTAAAATTGGAGGGGTTAATGAAACAACGCCCGAATTACGCATGACTGCCGCTGACTGGACTGATACAAATGATTTATCCAAAGCCTATGAATACGGTGCCCACAAATGGCTGTATGCAGGCTACGAACATGAAAAAGTATTGAAAGTTTGCACCGATTTAATTTCCCTATTCTCATCATTGTTTTATGATAAAAAAGTAGTGCAGGCATACATACCGGGACGCAACGGGTTTCCGACAATTGGGAAAAATAATCAGTACTGCTTACCGGGATTGCGTCCGAAACTGACAGAGGAAATAATTCAGTTTGGAAATATATTCGCCAATTTCACATCGCAACATACCGCTTACGATTTCTTCGCCAATGTGCCGGCATATTCAAAGTTCATACAACTGGAACGCCTTAAATTTGGTCAATCAAAACCGGGCTGCACCTTATCTGAATTTGAATCTTTAATTAAAAAAGCAGAGGAAAAAGGTTTTGTGAATCTTGAAATATTTCCGCAGAGTCTTATTCACTATAAATCACTGTTCTAATATTTTCTAATTTCACCAAAAAATTGGCAATAACATTTGTAGCTAATTGATTTAACCGGGAATTACATAACTGAAAAACCAAATATCTACTAATTTAGCAACGATTAGTAGATTATAAAGGGACCCACCAACAAACAACAACATGATAAAATCCAAACAATTTAACCGCGCTCCAAAATGGACACCTATCCTTTATTACTTGACGCATCAGTCGTTGTTTCTAAATCCGGGTTAAAAATATTTTGGGAATGGATTTTTGCACATTGGGAGTGGGCATCAGGCATAGCGGTAACGTGTGGCACAGGAATTTACGCGTTTGTAAGAAAATGCTATAAATTTGTAAAAGAAATGAATTTCCTGAAACACTCAATACCTTCGATGCAGACAGACATTTCCAAAATGACGGGCGTATTGCTCCCTCCTGGAAAACCGCCTCTGAATGAAAGTATTGATGATCTGAAAACTCAATGCATCATAAACAACCTTTTAATAATTTCAGAGTTTGATGATTCGGATTCTGCAATAATGATTTGCGACAAGGATGGGAATGTAAAAAAGGTAAATAAAACTTTAACTAAGTGGCTTAACGAACCCTCTGACAACCTCAAAGAAGATGGCTGGTTCAGTTACGTTACTAATCAATATCGGAATTATGTACGGGCTGAAATTGAAAGGGCAATCAAAGAAAAGCGCGGCATTAATGACCTGAAATTTCAACTTAAACGTAACGGATCAATTCTTTACGATGTTGAGCTTGTATTAACCCCGCTGCGCCTTGACGGAATAATTTATGCAAATAAAATTCAAATAAAATTAATGTAAGATGGCAATCACATATTTACTCAAAGATACCGAAACCGAATACAGCACCGCCTTTATTGACACGGGCAGCGACCCCAGCACAATAATTATATCACAATATGAAGGACAATCTATTTCAAAGAACGTGAGCAATAAGACAGCCGGGCAATTGGAGGGTGATGGGTATGTTGTAATAACACAGGCTGCGTGGGAGGAAGCAACCCGGCACGTTGGAGACCGACCTACGCGCCCCAATTAAATGAGGAACAATGCTCTCCTTTTCTTGTTCTTGCTTGCAGTTACAATAGGGCTTATAGCGTATAACCGGCAATATATTCCGGTTAAGATAATCAGCTATCCGCCTTCAATGTTTTTTATTTATTTCTTACGGGATATTGTAATTCTTAACAAAATATATTTTCTTGGCCGGTCAATTGATTATGCGTTAATGATTCTGATAATTTCAATTTTAACAAAAGAAATATTTGTTTTAAATCTCGCTGCATCTGCTTATTTGGGACTATGTCTGAACGATGTTTATGATGAACTTATGAACAATAACTTAGTAGCCTACCCGGTGGAATACTGGTTCCTGCTTTATGCGATCTGTATCGTCCTTTACAAAATCCATGTGCACTCTCACCCCGAACACAAAGCCGGAATTTTGTTTTACAGGTTCAGGGATTTTTTACTCTTAAAAATGTTCGGTTATTTGTCAAGGTAATTAAAACATCGCCAGTTGAATCTCTTTATTTTTAATCTGCTCCAATTTGAAAGTAAAATATTTTTGAAGCTCTCCTGCATAAAACATGCTTAAAAAAGGGATAAAGTATTTGGCATCAACACAAAGGGAATAATTATTTAGAAATATATATTTTAAAAATACTTTTTCATCAGGAGTAAAAAAGAAAATCCATTTTACATTACTTGACCAGGCGCAAGACTGCATGTAATTTAATCCTTTGTTTTCATCAGATAAACTCCATAATTTTATTTCGGTAAGCGGGAGTGTTTTTTGTTCAAAGTCAATAAGCGGCTCTATTAAATTAAAAATTAAATAATTCTTATTGTGTTTTCCTGATTCAAAACAGTCAATCCAGTGAAGCCCATTTTGATCTTTGTCACTATGTAACGGAATTAAAAAAGTGCCAAACAATTGCTTAAATTTATTTAACCCGGCATCAGAAATCATCTTACAAATGTAAGCATAAAAATTAAAGCCGGAATTTTGTTTTACAGGTTCAGGGATTTTTTACTCTTAAAAATGTTCGCTTGGCTGGGGAGGTGAAAATTAATAGGCTTAATTACAATTCCAACTCCTTTTTATTTTTCATTTTAACAATTTTTTTTAATCCTTCTTTTAATCCGATACGATAAAGTTTATTAGAAAACTTAACACCTAAACGTTCACGCTGTTTTTCGTATAAATCGTAAAGAGAATCGTCTTTTAATTGAATTGATTTCATAGATGGATGCTGTTTAAGGGGGAAATTATTTTACTGATAAGGTTATTACTGATATGGCAGTACATCATTGTGGTCTTCACGTTCTGATGCCCGGCAAGGCGCTGTACCAAATTTATGTCGGTTCCCTGTTCAACTAAATGCGTAAACGAACAGTGGCGGATTAAATGGGTATATACGCGCTTAGAATCAATTCCTGCTTTAGCCGCTAATTGTTTAACGACTTCGCCAACGCTTCGCGAAGAATATTGGAGTTCGTCTTTCCAGCCATTCAAAACATATTCTTTGCTTTTGTATTCACGAAAATATTTTTCAAGAAGCGGAATAATAGACGCGGATAACATTACCTGTCTATCCTTTTTGCCTTTGGCTTGAATAATATTTATTATCATTCTGCTGCGATCAATGTGAACCCATTTTAGATTTATAAGCTCACTTACCCGTAAGCCACATGAGTATAACAAAGCCAAGATAGCTTTGTGTTTGAGATTTTCGCATACATCAAACATTTTTTGAATTTCATCCTGCGATAAAACAATCGGCAGCTTTTTATTTCTTTTGGGGCGTTCTATGTATTTAAACTTTTCTATTCCCACTCTCGCAACTTTTTCATAATAAACCTTAATTGCAGAATGATAACCGGAATGTGTTGCAGGCTCTGAAAATTGTTTTAAGAATTCAATTATCATTTCAGCGTTTATTCTGTCAGGGTGCGTTACTCCTTTCTTTTCAAAATATGCAAGAAAGCCCGTGAAGTTGCTGCAATAGTTTTCAGTTGAATTATCAGAATAATTTCTGAACTTCATATATTCTCTGAGTTTATTTGCGTGCTCTGAAATGTTCATGTTGTTTGTTTTTGATTTTTAGTTACTTAGATAGCGGTGAACACATATATAATGTTAGTGTAAATCATTGCTCCCTGATGTCTGAATTACATTTAGCACAGTATGGCGTTCCATCATTATTGCTTCGTCTGTAAGTTGGTGGATGGGAGCAATGACTTCCACTAACAGAAAGATTTGAAGAAATATTTTTTGCTACCAATTCCGCTTTCAAATTGTGTAGCTCCGATTTAAGGGTGGCAATTTCTCTTATCGCCTGTTGTAATTTTACATCGTTCTGATGCACTTGTTGTTCTAATGTCATATCGTTTTAATTTTAGTTTATCGTTTCAAATCCGCAAAAAATACTTCTCAAATCTTCGGAACGTTATGAGAAATGCTACATTCCATCTTCGTATCAACTTTTCGGTTCAAAAACATTTTAAATTTTTCCTCCCCGCAATTAGTAATATTCATCAAATCGTTTTGAAGTCAGGTTGCTCATAGTATTTTTCAGTTCGTCTTTTAATTCATTCAGGAACTTTGCTCTCTTTTCCCTTTCATCCAAAACGAGTTGAGCCAAATCATTCACAATTTCGCATACATCCCACCAAAGTTCATCGTGAACCAAATCGTTTTCCTCATTGCCATCGTCCAGCTTTGCATCATCCCATCCTTTATTTATTACCGATTGCCTTAGCAGTTTGCGGTAGTATTCGCTTTTCTTTACCCATATCAAATCAGCATCAGCTAATTCTTGCAGTTTCTTATTTGAATATTTTTTTGCCATCGCTCTAAAAATTTAAAATGTTTTTGTTTCGTGTTCCAATTTTAGTTTCTGATAACTTAACCGCACTTCTCATAACAACGCATTTATGCAATAATTTTTTTCTTCTTTTATTTTTAAATTTGGTAAAAAAATTACTGACATAAATCCGCGACCGTTAGTGGTCATTGTAATTAATTAAAAAAACAAAAGCCACCGCACTTCTCAAATTTTGCAAATTTGTAAAAGGTTTAAATCCGCTACCATTCATAAATTCCACCTCTTTTAATAAACATTTCTCTGTCTAAATTTATTTGAGATAAACAAGTTTCTAATTCAGTATCCTGTAATGGTTCTGAATAAGTGTGTTTTCCTTTTGAGTTTTCAAATAACCTTCCTTGTGGGTCAATCAATAAATAGCTTCCTGTCATTGCTTCGTTATCTTCTACAACCATTGATTTTTGCCCGTTGTGAGTATTTACATAACTTTCAAATTGTTCGTCAGTTACTTTTATTTCTTCAAACTGTTTTTCGTTTTGTCCTTCAACTCTTAGTGCTTGAAAAACTTTCCACCTGTCAGGTTTTACATCTTCAATAAAATCATTTAGGTCAGCATACCAGTTAAAAGAGTTTACAACAGTGTTTATCTTCAACCTAAATCCTGCTTCTTTTATTTTCAGGCATAAGTCCAAATAGTTTACTTTGTTCTTGTAGGTTCTGCCAATCAATTTATTTGTGGTATCATTTAAGCTATCAACTGAAATTCCTATCCAGTCCAGTTTGCCTTTAAACTTTTCAAGTAATTCATCGGTAAGTAATGAGCCATTACTAATAATTGAAGTAGTTAGTCCGATTTGTTTTGAGTAAACAACCACTTCGTAAATCCACTTATAAAGCAATGGTTCGCCACCTGCAAATGTTATTTTCTGCAATCCTGCGTCCTTCAATTTGTCAAGTATTTTAAAAGCATCATACTTTGATAATTGGTTTGTCAATCGCATATCTTCAAAAGTTGCATAGCAAAATTTACAACGCATATTGCAAGGTTTTACAATGTGAAAAGATGCTGTTTCAAATGTCTTATTCATAAAAATTACCTCCCTTTTTTGTTTTTTTAATTAATTACAACGAGCCATCGCTCGAAAACCCTCCCCACACCACTAACACCACCTTTGCGCTGTTGAAGAAACAGCGCAAAGCTGCGGTACGTTAGCAGAAATTGACCGTGCTTCGATTGAGCAGTAGTGCTTAACCATCTTTTTTTGTTCAATTTTTTTTTAGAGAACACAGAGAAGAAATTATTTTTTATTTTTTTTCTCCCCTCCTTTAAAAACAGAAATTGAATTTTGAAGTAAGAGGTCAATCATTTGACTGAATGACCTCTTTTCTTTCTTTGCGATTTCACGGACACCATCAGCCGTAGTTTTTTCTATTGTTGCTGATATTGATTCTTTTGCCATAATTATTTTGTTATTCGTTAATGTTAGTTGAATTGATTGGATTTGAACCAACGACCTACGCATTATCAGTGCGTTGCTCTACCGGGCTGAGCTACAATTCAAGTTGGCGGGCATGGATTTGAACCACAATTTCAGGAGCCAGATTCCTGCGTCCTACCATTAGACGACCCGTCAAATCTTTAGCTACTTTAACATAGCTTCAAGTTGTTTGATTGATTTACCTTTCAAAGATTCATCTTGCTTTTCAGAAATCAAAGTGATAATCTTTTTGTTGTGTTCTTTGATTTCCATTGCTTCGGTAGCAGCTTCTTCTTCCGCTATCTTAGTGTTTAAAACATCAAGCACAACATCAAATCTTAATTTGGCTGTTTTATCCTTTACGGATGTTTTAACCAGGAAAGATTTTTTTGCTGATTGCTTGTGTTCGGTTTCCAAAGATACCGCCAAAGCATCTAAATCTTCAAGGGATAAATCCCATAATTGTTCCACTGATAACAAACCTTTGTTGGTTTGGAATCTTAATTTTTGTTGACTTGCTAATTTGAAATTTTCCATTTTGTTATTTGTTTTTAATTGTTTATTTAAAATTGAACTTTGATAATTCTTTTGTGAGTGCCCTGTAATTTCAATATGACTTCATCCCTTACGGTTGCATTGAAGCCAATACCAGATAATTGCTTGTCGGTTGTTTCAATCATGTTAGTTGCTCCAAGCACTTCTAAAACCTTTCTGTGCTGTGCTAATTCGGGTAACAGGTTTTCATTGTGAAATCCTCTAATTGATACAGGGGATTTGCAACCATCCAACATAAAGAAGTAGTGCTTATTGCCTACATTGTTTTCACCCCAATGATTCGGAGATAGACAAACCAAATTCACCTTATGAAATTGATTTGTTTCAAGTCCGTAAACCTCTTTAGATGAAACGGCTGATTCAGGCAATATGTGTTTAATGGTAAATTCTCCATCTTTCAATGTTACTTCTGCAACCATCACATTGCCTGATACGGATTTGTTATACTCATAGTTAAATGATTCGCCATTAAATTCTATTTCGGCTTTGAATCCTAATGAACCTCTGTTGGCATACTGATTAACCCAAAAATGGTAAACACCATCTTTCATTTTGCGAATGTCGGCAAAGTAAATATTTTCAACTGCCACCTTTCCGCTTGGTTGAGTATTATCTAAATCAAGTTGACCTGAACAAGAACTTTTACCTTCGCCTCTGTCTTTTCTGTAACCACCAGTGCTGAATCCGATTTGTTGTTTATCGGGTTGTTGACACCATGCGTCCAAATCAGAATTATCGGAACCTTGCTCATTCCAAATCATTGAGAACCTTAAAACTCCATCAACCCTTCCGCCTTCCATTTTTACTGCTTCTTTGATTTGAGATTTACCAGCTAAGTTGCCGTTGAAAGTCCAAGAGTAATTGTTGCTCCATTTGAAGATAGGTTTTGAATCAGCATTATCAGCAGTTGTCAACGACATTAAATTACCCTGTTGATTGTTTGCTAAAAATGCCTCTATTGACGAACAGGAAGGCAGTATATCCTTCATAAATTTATCAATGGCTACTACTTCAACACCTTCAAATTCGTTTCTCTTGTGCCTTGTTGAAGTTGATTTCACACCATCAAAAATTGATACCGCTTTTATTTTTCCTTCACCAACATTTGAATGTAAAATTTCAGAAACTTTAATATCGTCAATAGTTGCAAACCGCCTGTTGAATGATTCTGCATATCCGTTTTCTTCAACAAATAGTTTTGCTTCTTCAATTTGCTTTTTTGTAATCGGTGCAGTAACCTTCATATAGTTAGCGGGGTCAACTCTTTTGTTCCAAGATTGACACGCTTTATTCAATTCTTCGCCTTCCGATAATTCAGAACACAAAACACCAATCAATTCATTTTTGAATTTAGCGAAAGGAAGTTTGAATGACTTAACCCAGCACCAGTTATCCTTTTGGTTGGCAGCCAAATTATCGTATTCCTCTTTCAATGGAATTATCTGTTCAATCTTATACAAGTGTGTTGCACCGTCAAGCAAAGAACCCTGATTGATTAAATCCTTAACCAATCTCAATGTGTCCAAAGAAATTGTTTCCATTGCTCTTTGAAAAACATTTTTTGCATCACGGTAATTGCCCATCAATGATTCAACTGAATTACCTGATGTATCAACAAATTCTTTTTCAAGAAATAAGTGCATGTGATTGAATGTTCTTACTTCATTTGGTTTTACAACTCCAAACTTTTCTGATTCTTCTTTCGTGTATCGTTTCGGATTGCTTGCAACTCCTAACTGAAAAACTTTGTTTGACTTGCTGCAAGATTCGTAAGGCAATGAATTTAATTCATTGAATGTTTCTAAAAACACTTCTGTAATCTTTGATGCTTTAATTGCACCAGATAAAACTTTTGCTGTGTTTTTAAATTCATCGTCAGCAACTACATCAAACATCGTAGCCACATTGTAATTTTCATCCACCGATACAATGTTGCCGTATCTACGAATGAAGTTGTTGCAATGGTTACAGTTTTTTGAAGTGCTGTTTGGGTCACGGAAGATTGGATTATCTTCTTTAGAGAAGGAACTTAAATACAATTCCCAAATTTGTTGACCAGTTAATTCTACTCTGAATAGTTTGCCTGTCTTTGACAGTTCTGCAAACTTCGCTTGAATCTGTTTGTTGAATTTTATCATTTTGATTTTGTTTTATTGTGACACTACTTTAGTTCGTAATCACATTGTTTAATTATTTCGGTGCAAAGATATGTGAAACTATTTGAAGTAAACAAGAACTATTTAAAATAAAGTTATTAACAACCCCTCCGCACAAAAAAAATAAAAAATAATTTCAGAGAACACAGAGGTAAAAAAATTGAACAAAAAAAGCATTTCGTCTCCGAATGGGCATTTGTGGAAGTCAACTTCTGCTAACAACGGATTAAATGAAATTGGCATTTAGAATTTCTTTATTTTTTTAAGTTTGGTAAAATGCCAACTTCATTAATCCGCGAACGTTAACTGCAAATTGGCGGAAGGGGCAGCGGCATCCAGTGTGTTGGCTTAAACACCAAATCTTCGCCTGTTCCACTTTCCCACCATTCACCTTTCTCAATCTCTGCAATCTTTATGTGCCAACACACATCACAGCACCATCCGTAAACCAACACAGCGGTTACATCTTCGGGCATTTCATCTTCAACCTTCCGCCAATCAGCAGTTAACATAGGCTTTGGCGCAAATAAATTTTTCTTTTTCATTTGTTTTTTCATAGGTTCGTTCCGCAAAGATAATACAATAATCTAATAATACAATAATATTTTTAAATAGTTTTCAACAACCATTTCCCCTATCGTTTGCTTATCTGGAAAAAATTGTTTTCTTTTACGGTCACATTATTAACTTTTCACTTCGGTGATTTTAGTTAAACTGTTTAAAGCAAAGGCGGCTTAAAAAACAGATAGCGAGCAGTGACGCGGCAACCTGTTACAATAATAATCCGCAAAGCACTATTGAGCCGGGATCATTTCCGGCTCTCTTATTTCCTTTCACCCCAAAAAGTATAATAACGGGGTTGGTTAAAAATAATTTCCAAATCCCTTGTTTATTAAAAATAAATGTTAATTGTATTATTCTAATAATAGATTGAAATATTATAATAATCGTTAAATGTTGCTTGCTAATGTTAAACAACGTTATATCTTTGCCGCATGAATGACGTTAAAGTATCTGAAGCAACAACAAAAGATTTTTTCATCGGCTGCAGAGTTGATGAAAAAACAAAAGAAGAAATTGAGCAGACAGCCGGAAACAATAAAAGGGATTTGTCTGATTATTTGCGCTTGCTCCTTCAGTATGCAATTGAAAAGAAATTAAAATTCTAACTTTTTTTTAAACGCTACGTATAATAAAGTTAAACACAAATGAAAGAAATAAAATTAAATACATACAAGAAATCTAAGAATGCCAACCTAAATTTAGCGGCATTAGTTGACGATGAAGATTATGATTATCTGAATGAATGGAAATGGTATGTAATTATTGCACCCTATACCTCTTATGCTGCGCGTGGAAGTTCAGGCACTGTTTTTATGCACAGATTAATAATGAACGCTATTAAGGGCGAAATGATTGACCACAAAGACAGGAACGGACTAAATAATCAAAAAACAAATCTTAGACTTTGCACCTTTTCCCAAAACAATGCAAATATAGTCTCTCGAATAAATTCAACATCAAAATATCTCGGAGTTTATTGGTGTAAGAGAAAAATGAAATGGAAGGCAACAATAACATTTAATAGGAAATCTGTTGGGCTTGGAACTTTTAATGATGAAGTATCTGCCGCAAGAGCATATAATATTGCGGCTCTTAAAAATCACGGTGCATTTGCCAACTTAAATAAAATATAAAAGCAATCCGTAACAGCATAACATGAACCACCGCCAAAACATAAAAATAATAATATAGGCACTTCCATGTACCTTGTTATTATTTTCTGCATGGGTTGGGATCGGAAGGTTTTATGCTGCAATAATTCCTTATCACTGGCTTGGGTTAACATTAACAATATTAACCTTCCTTTTTCTTGTATATAAATCTGCAATGCTATTAATTAAATGAAAAAATTCCCAATAAAGAAATCGGATTATTGCGTTTGTAAAGCTCCAAAAAAATCTGCTGGGGATAATTCTCTATGTAAAAAATGTAAAAAGAAGTTAACATGACCGAAACTCTCATTCCCTGCCCGGTGTGTAATGGAAATAAATGTTCAACTTGTAACAATTCAGGCTACGTTATAAAATGCACGGTAGAGGAATTGGAAAAGGTTGTTGTTGAAACTTACGAAGCCGGTTAAAAATAAAAATCAAATGACAAAAGAAGAATTATTGAAAGAGAGATACAAGGTAATTTCAGATTATCCGGGATGTGTGTTCAGGTTAGGCGAAATCCTTGAAGCAACAGAATTTCCACAGCGATGGGCAGCAGAAAAATTTAATCTTAATAATAATCATCCAGCGTATTACCCAAATATTTTTAAAAAGCTTGAATGGTGGGAGGAAAGGAAAAAAGAAGAAATGCCTATATACATAAAATCATTATCAGATGGAAGGGTAGCTAAATCAGAAAAGTGGGACATTAAAAAGAATCAACTATCAGACGAAAACACGTATGCGGTTGTGGGAAGATTTTGTTGGTTCGTTAGAGGAATATCCCCTGCAACAGAAGAAGAATATAATTCTCAATTCAACAAAGCCACCTCATGAGCTTCCAACACACCGTAGAAATCCATCCCGCCCCTCAGTTTTCAAACTGCATTATTGTTTCCTGCAATAAGCTATTGGGAAGATACGAAAAAAGGAATAGAATGGTTTTGTGTACCGCCTGTAAAAAAGACGTTTTAAAAGAAAATAAACTAACTCCCCATGCCCGATATAAAAATTTGCTCTCTAAAAATACGTGGAATAGAATTCTGCATCAGGTTCAAAATAATAAAGGACGAAATTCAGATTCATTCAATGTTCTACAAACGAAAAAATTTCTACCCTCTGATAGATGCGGGATTGCTGATAGTAGCAGCGCAAATATTAAAAGAGAAATATGTTTTAAAAACCTTAACTGAAATTAAATAAAATAAATATGGAAACACAAAAATTTGAATCGTGGGCAATGATTGAATTATTCGGTCACAATCGAATTGCAGGACTATGTTCCGAAATAAATATTGGCGGTGGTGCCATGCTCAGGGTTGATGTTCCTGAAACATCTGCAAACCCTCCTTTTACACGAATCCTGAATACATCAGCTATCTATGCTATTAACCCGGTAACGGAAGAAGTGGCGCGTACCTACGCTGAGGGAATCCAAAGCAAGCCTATTGAATCATGGGACATAAAAGCCTTTATGAAAAAGGTTGAAGAAAAAAGATTACTGACTACTGGGAATGAACAGCCCGAACCCGCCTTTCCAGATTTTGAAGAGGACGAAAATTAACAAAACAACCATGACAACAACCTACCGCGACTTCACTATAACCATTAAGCCAAAGAAAAAAAATCTCTTTGAGTATAAAATAACGCGCTCTAATGGCGAAGTGATTAACCATCCAGATGCCACAGGAATTGGTATTTCTGAGGAGAATATTATTAAAGGATGCGAAAGTGTGATTGATGACTATTTGGCGGATTAAAAAAATATAAAAAATGAACGTAACACTAAAAATTGAAAATGACGCTGAATTAAGAGCGTACATTAAAGACTGCATCAAAGGACAGGTTTTGTCTATTGTGCGCGAAGAATTTCTCGGAATAGTTAAAGAGGAACTGAATCGCAAAACAAAAAACTTTGAAACGATGAATTTTAAAACAATGACAGAGCAAGCCGTTAAAGATGTTGTGCGCGACCATTTATATAGTATAGGCATTAGAGACTGGAGCGCGGAGTGGCTCAATCCTCAAATATCAACCATATTGGAACAGCAAATAACCAAAGCTATTCATAATAAAAACTGGAACGCTCTTGTAGATACATTGGCAAAAGAAAAAGTAAAAGCGTTAATAAAATGAAATTCCTATCCCAACTAGTTAAAATCATGATTGAAATGCTGAGGTCGCGGATTAGGCAGTGGAAATATAATCTGTTCGAGAAAAAATATAAATGACTACCAAAGAAAAATTAATATCCATGCTTGTTGAAAAAGGAATGTTTGAGCAACAGGCGCAAAAAGTAATGGAGGTTGCTATTCCAGAAATAGAAAAAAAATTCAATGAGGGAAAAGAAAACGCTTATAAATTCACCTGGAACCGACCAGCAGAAGAATACCCGACACCGATATATGCTACGCTTTTTATATCAATAAAACCCATCGCGTTAAAATGGATTGATGATAATATTCCTAATGCGTGGTTCAGAGAAATGTTTGTATAAAAACTAAAAATAACTAAATGAAAAACCCGGAAATCACTCCCGAATCTCCTTCTTACGTTTTTGATGAATTAGAGAACAATCATCATCAGCCGAAATACACCCCATTAGAAATACTGTTTATCGTAATTATGGCAGTCGGAATAATCGCAACGTTCGCGCCTCAGATTGCAAATAAAATATATAACTGGTTGAACTGATGAGAGAGATAAAATTCAGAGCGTGGAATACCCACACAAATAAAATGATTGACCTAAAAAAAATAACTCCATTGGCTTTAGTCCCCGCGATGGGAGAATGCGATGGATTGTTTCTGCCATTTCAAAACGTTATTATTCTAATGCAATTCACCGGATTGAAAGATAAAAACGGAAAGGAAATTTACGAGGGCGATATTGTAAAATTCAGAAGCCATCCCGATAAAGAAAAAATAGGTGAAGTATTTTACCGTGAAAGCTGGGCGCGATTCAATATTAAAACACAGGATGAATTTGAAAAGAAAAAGGGCACGCATTCTCTAACCGGGTTTGGAACATTGAATTATGTTGAAGTTGTCGGAAATATTTATGAAAACCCCGAACTATTAAAATGAAACCACGCCACTACCCCGACACCCTATTCTGGCATTATTTCCTGACCATGATGATTCTTATTCCAACGCTTGTATTTGTGCTGTTAATATTAATCGCAAAATATTCTTACTAAAAATGTTAACCGACACCGAAATAAACATTGATTCCGCAATTGCCGAACACGAAAAGGTAGGGAAGGCATTACGAATGCTTAAAAAGGCAATCGAGCAGCGTGAGTTATCTCAAAAATTATCTACTGAGTTTCCGCTATTGCATGACATGAATAGTCATTGGAAGCGCAGGACTTTTGTTTACGGAGAAATAATCAAGAGGCTAAAGAATTATATAATGAATAATCTAATGGAAATTTCAGTTTAAAAAATAAAAATCATGTACACACTAAAAATCACCATCACGAAAAGTGTTCTTGAAAAAACAAAGTATTGCGGAGTCGGATTTCCAAAAGGAAGCACTTTGGGACTTGAAAGAAGAAAAAATTGCGCGATTTCCTATGTAATACGCGATATTTTTCCTGATGCTGAAACGGGTTATTTAGAAATAAAAACAATGGGTGAGTTAATTGATTTACCAAGCGATGCTTGCCGTTTTGCCCAACAGTTTGACAACTCATCCCCGAGCAAGAGAATACTAATGCCCGAATTTTCCTTTGAAATAGAAATCCCCGATTCAATAATATCAAAAATAAATATTGGGGATGCTTTGGCGCGTTTAGAAAATCACGAGAATTTAGAATTGATTGAGGCGTAAGAAAATGGAAGAAACAAAAAATAATATAGAAACTAAAAAAGCATTTTGTGAAAGATGCGAAAAAGATGTTGATGAAGTATATATGTGCGAAAGGTGCGAAATGATGATATGCGATAAATGCACTGCAAGCTACAATCAATTTTCTCAAATAGATTACACCTGCTGTAAAGGTTGCGGAAGCCCTGAAAGAGAATATTAAAATGAACAGCCTCCCCTTCAAAGAAATACGCATCCCTCCTCCATCAACCCTGAAAGTTGATATAGAATATGAACGTAAAAAAGCAATGGAGGAGTTGAATGGGAATCTTGAAATGTTAAAGCCGTATATAAAATTAATCAGGAAATGCGAATCGGGTTTTATATCAGTCACCATCAGGCAAATGAGAAATCACAATATACCGGAAAATATTATCTGGACTTGGTATGATATAAAATTCAGAAGGAATCACGAACTCTTAAATAAATTATAAAAAAATCACATGGAAACATTAGAAAAAGAAACACAAAACGGTTTAGCCGTTCAGCTTACGCCGGCTCAGGAAGTCGAGCAATCCCTTAAAGAGAAGGGGATTACGCAAACCTTAATTGATGGATTGAAAAAATATGCAGACCTGAAAGTTACTGCCGAAATATCTGAGGATGGACATTTGATTGTCAATAAAGACGAACTCAAATCGGTAAAGATTGCAATAGCTGAAATACGGGACACACGAATATTGATTGAAAAAACGTGCAAAGCTCAGCGAGATATTAACACTTTAAAGAACCGGGAAATTTTAAAAAAGGAAGATGAATATATTGGCGTACTTTCTCCTTTAGAAATAAAATTACAGGCGCAGAAAAATAAACCTGAGCTTCTTCAAAAACAAATTGACGAAGAAAATGAGCGTAAGCAACAGGAGCTTTTTGAATCCAGGGTGCAGCAACTTTTAAAGTTTGATGCAAAGTTTGACGGCAATAATTATTTCGATTTATCAAATAAAGTTTCGGTAGTTGACCTGAAATTTATGAGCGATATTAATTTTCAATCCACGCTTGAAGCCTTTAAAACATTTTATGATGCCGAACAGAAACGTATTGCCGATGAAAAGGCAGAAAACGAAAAAGCATTAGCGGAACTTAAAAAACAGCGTGACGAACAGGAAAAAGAAAGGATCAGGCTTGAAAATATTCAGAAAGAGCAGGAGAAAAAAGAACAGGAGCTTTTGAGAAAAGAAAAAGAAGCGAAGGATAAAAAGTTTGAGGCAAGACGGCAATTGATTATTAAAACAGGAATGGTTTTTAACGGTGATGATTTTTATTTCGCTGAAAAAGAAGATTTGGTTCCGTTAATTGATCAGGAAATTATGGAAAATGCAACTGATGAATTTTTCGCTGGAATGATTTCAGCAGCCGAAACAGAAATTACAAACTTTCGCAAAGAGCAAAAAGAAAAGCGTGAGGCTGAAATTCAAAAAGCTGCTGAACAAAAAAGAAGAACCGCCTTACTTATTGAAACAGGATTTTCATTTGATGGTAATTATTATTTCGTTAGCGACTTTAAAAGACTTGACCCGCAAACAATTATTTCTTTAAATGAAAAAGGTTTTAATGATGTTGTTAAAGCTGGAAAATTTGAACTTGAAAGGCTTGCTAAAATAAAAGAAGAAAAACGTTTGGCGCGTCAACCGGACAAGGTAAAATTAAAATCTTATGTTGATTCAATCCCGGTTAATGTTCCTATTGTTTTAAAATCAGCGGAAGCAAAAGCAATACATGAATTAGCTGATAAATTATTAAATGAAGTTGTAAATAAACTTAACGCTGAAATATCAAAATTATAAATCAAATAACTAAAATCAAAAATGGAAACAATTCAAGAAAACGGAACAACAACATTACAGGTAGTTACACCTGATTCACTTTATCTAATTACAAAGGCGGAGGTTGATATGCAAATATCAACCGCCAAAGCATTCCCGCGCTCATTGAGAGAGTTTCTGCTTAAAGCAATGAGTATGGCAACCCTTAATGAAGATATTGCAGCCTCATGTTCGTATGCTCTTCCGAGAGAGGGAAAGTCTTTGGAAGGGCCAAGTGTACGGCTTGCAGAAATAGTTGCAAGTGCTTATGGAAATATCCGATCAGGTTTCCGTGTAGTATCAAATGACGGGAAAAAAATAACCGCACAGGGATATTGCCACGACCTTGAGACAAACAATTTTGTTGCGTTGGAAGTAAGCAGGAGAATCACAAAGAAGAACGGGCAAACATTTTCAGATGATATGCAAATAGTAACCGGAAACGCTGCTGGAAAGATTGCATATAGAAACGCTGTTTTTACTGTTGTGCCCGCTGCATTGGTTGCGGATATTTATGAGAGGGCAAAAGAAGTTGCAAAAGGTACTGCAGAAACATTAATTAAGCGCAGGGATAAAGCACTCGAATATTTCCGTTTACTCAAAGTAACGGATAAACAAATCTGTGAAGTATTGGAACTTAAAAAGGTTGAAGATATAGACCTTGACAAGCTGGCAATCCTTACCGGGATGAGGGCGGCTATTAAAAACGGAGAAACAACGGTTCAGCTATTGTTTGAAACGAGTAAAGAAGAAATTGAAATTGAAGATTTGGAACTATTGTTTGAAATGAAAAAAGCGCAGCTAACCGATGAAGAAAAAACAAACGGTGAACGGATAATTAAAAATAAAGAAGCGGCTTCATATAAAAAATTAAAAACACTACTTAGTTCAAAATAATTTAAGGGCAAACATCATTGTTTCGTTAAGCCCGTAGACGGGAGATGCTGAGTGCAATGAGTGTGTTGGTAGGCGAACACAGCCCTTATTAAAATCAAAACAAAATGATAGAAAATATTAACCGCATCGGAAATTTTACGAGCAGTGAAATAGTTGCACTCACAACTACAGGTAAAAACATTTACGGTTTCGGAAAGCCTGCATTAACCTACATTGAAGAATGCAACATGGAAAGGCGCTTAGGCAGGTCAATTACAAAAGAAGAATCTGCAAAGCCTTTAACATGGGGCAAACTATTGGAGAAAAGAGTTTTTGAATTACTCGGAACCCAATACAAAGAATCTGCACAGGAAACAATTCTGCATCCGCTTATCAACTATTGGGCTGGTTCGCCCGATGGGTTAAAATTCGATGAAGGGCAAACCGTGTATGATATTAAATGCCCGATTACTTTAAAATCGTTTTGTCAGTTGGTTGATGGCTGCTATATGGAAATTAAAGGGCGCGAATCT